GCACCTTCACTCCCCTAGATTGAAGCCCGAACGGGCAACTCCTCTAGGGGGGCGTGAAGATTGGATAGTTCCCCCAAGTAAGGGCAACTAGCCGATAATGTGCTAGACCGAGGTCCTGTCATGTAAGACAGGAATAGTCCAATTGGACGTTTGACCTCTTGCTACAACGTAGCCTCCTCTCTTCCGAGTAGTCCACCAAGGACTCCGCTCACCACCTGGTCTTTTAAGCCAGAGGGCGTAGTGGAGGTAATCGAAACGGCGCCGCGTTCTCGGGTAATTAAACCTAAGAAAGTGGAAGTCGTACCGATTATTGGTAGATTTGCCTATCCTGGATAGTTTAAGTCCAGGATAGAGCTCATCAAGTCTGTCAATGTCTTGCGACATCTTCAGACCGGCATCATCGGGAAAGAAGTCAGGGACAAGCTTTACGCTAATGTCGTACTGACTAAATAGTGAAACCATGCACCGCCATAGTTCCATGTCTGCAATACACATAAGCTCTCCAAATATGCGCTTATAGCGCTCATAAAGAGAGTTGAATGCGATATACAGAAATGGTTCCAAACGGTTGTGGCTCACTGTAGGAGGGGCCTTAATACAATAAGGCCTTACGTCCTCGCCGCGGAGAAAGTCTCCTCCGCAGCTCTCTCTAAACCCATTATCATCATAAAAGGACTTCTCCTCATTGATGATAAAGCCCACGCTGGTACAAATCGATATAAATGATTTGACCATGTAGGCAGGGACAATGCAATCATCACCAAAAACTGACACTTTCCTTAAATCTTTCCATTCCGGAAAGAGGGAGAGCGTGTTCAGCTCTTGGAGACGACAAGCATGACCTAGGGTCCAGAAAACGAGCGTTTCAAGCGGGAAAGTTCCCGCATTTCCCATTGTCGAGAACATGTTCAAGAGACACGGTTCACCATCAATCATGATGACTGGACTCCGAACACGATCAAGACAATCGAACCACTTAGGAGGCAAAAGCCAACGAAGCAACTCGATCGAAACACAATCAGAAGCTGAAGACCAATCTATTGTCGCCTCAATTGAGGAGATGCTAGACGCCTTAGCTCTTTGACGGTGTTGCTCTGGTAGAAATGCTACGTCTAAACCAACTCTTAGCATCCGTTCGTACATCATTTCCATTAAGCCTTGCTGGAGAAACATATTACCAGTAGGCTCGATGGCGATCATACGTCGAATGGAGTCTGATTTAGGGACAGTTGTAGCTCGCGATCCCTCCTTTATGTCATACCTCCCCGTTAAAGGGTTTGCTTTGTTAAAACGTAACAAGGCATCGTTCAATGTAGAATCGAACGACAGGTAGTTCATAAAGATCGGGAGGGCGCGACTAGTTATCGAGATAGGGAACGAAGACTTCGCCTCCAAGGAGGTGTCTTGATAAGACACACCCAAGGAGGAACCAGTGCCATGTTTACAGCACTCGAACCACTCTTCGTCACAAAACGGACTAAGGACATCGTGCATAAGTGCGCGAGCTCGGAGAAGTATATTATGCCTCTCTGAGTATCTAGTCTGCGGAGTACGCATATCTGGTGTAGGCAGGTCTAAACCGACCTTGCCGTAATCAGACATGTGTTCGTTCACAAGCAAAAACTTGATGAACGTTACCGTTTCTAGATCATCCTTAGGTAACATGGGATCACAGAACTTTTTAGTGAACTCATGCCGTTGCCTATCCTTTAACATCATTGTCGCGTCCGAACAATCCCCATACTCTTGTGTGGGGGAGTGTAAGTCGCGGTCTATAGCCTGTGAGATCATTGCTACGATCTTAACAGGGTTAAAGACCTTTTTATCACCTTTCGGTTTTCGTATCTTCATTAGGTTACATCCTATATTGAGATATGTAGAACAGGTTATATCACAATCAATACATAAGTCAAACGATTACTCGTCGGACTTATCCCGCTTACTCAACATGAGCATCCTCGAAAGGAGCTCTATGAGTATCGTCAGCCATGACGCTCTATTGAGCGACACGACTAGACAACAGCAAGTTGATTGTAAAAGTCGTCCAGGTCTCCATCAATTAGGAGCTGGGCACCCAACTTACGCATTTCAAGAATTTCGGCGCTTGACGCTTCCGCGTCACGAGCCATCTTGATCTGAATAGTGTGGGTCGTAACAAGACCATTATCCAAGGTAAAAGGTATCTTGGCAAAGATCGAGTTACGGGCCAGGGTATAACCATTTGGCGAAGCTGCATTTACCTTCGGCTCACTTACAGAAAACTCCATAGTGCGTCGCGTGCGAAGATCTTCATCTTCATTCACGTACGCTTTTATGGAAGTTCCCTGCGGGTTAGTCGAGGCTTTTACAGTAAGCGCCGTTCCACCGGTAGGTGTGATAGTTGCTCCTTCGAGCAACGACATCGTAGATATTGACATTTCGTCATTTCCTATGTTGTAAGAGCGACTGAAAACTCAGAGGTCAGGATTGACCGCTGGGATAAACCCTAGCAGAATTGCTAGGAGATCAGCGATGCTCGTTAAGTCTTTAACTAAGTTCTTGGGCGTAAAGCCTGGAACCGTATCAGACAGAGAAGGTTGCCAAACAGATCGGTTTTGTATATATGTGTCAAAGACACGCCAATCACGTTTGGTGAACCACCTAGTTTTGCCACCTCCTTCCATGTGCGACAATGACATGGTATACATATCATGTTGTCGCTCAGTGACGGAGGCTGCAAGGAACGTTACATTAGGATCAAGAAAATTCATTAGACCCGCGAACATACTGCGGATGTCTAACAAACGGTCGACCATAAACGAGTAGGGGAGTAATTCCCATCCCGTCGTTGGTAGATCCTTGAGCCTAAGACCTAACTTCCATTTCCAATCTTCCAGAGGATTTGACACCTCATAGAGAATTGTAGCATGATAGCCCAACGACCTATACCCAAAGCTTTCATAACGATATTGTTGGCTTAGGTATATGATGTTGTGCTTCCAAACGTAGGGATTACCGTCATTATTAGACGTATCCTGCGCTCGGCCAGACGCACGCTGCCTTTTAGGGCGGTTGGGCGGTTTGTTAGCTGTTAGTTCTAATACGTCCACAACGGAACGCATTAAGGGACCAACGGCAAAGCGGTAGGTTTTCCACACATCGGCCATGGCTTGAGCACGCTCAAGCGCATTACCAATCTGTGAAATCCCCTGCTTTTTGTTAACAAAAGCCCGTGTGAGTCTTTCGATGCTCTGAATAGGCGATTTGAGAAACTGAATAGTCTCTCGGATTTCACCTAAGTCTTCAGCTAGGGCAACAGGAGTACGATCAACGAAGGACAAGCATTTCTGCTTGGCCACGTTTTCCAAGGCCTCACCATCTAGTGGGGGATTGTTCGGCGGATGAGTTTCTAATGGATCCCAAACGGTATCCATATACTCATGCGTCACATTCCCACAACATGATGTTGTGATCTTGTTGGGGTTCGTAGTATACTGGGAAATCGATCCCGGTGCACTATCGTACCACTCGTACCTGTAATAGCTCATAGGATTATTAATAATCTCACCATCCGCAATTGACTCTCGAAAATTCGGAGTCACGGTGTCTTCCATAATTTGGAATCCACCGCCAGAAAGAAAGGAGTTCGCGTAGACTACGCCACCAGTATTATTTATCAATTGATAAGTAGTAGTGGGGCCGTCTGGCAAATCCCTCGTTCTATTGCGGGTAGTGGTCATAATAATTCTCCTGATGAGTGTAACGATCCGAAGCAACCGCGAGG